AGAACCTGAAAAGCCAGCTTTCGAGTGCTAAGCAGGGGCTGGATAACAACCTCGCCGGCGCTGGCCTGGGCGATGTGCAAAAGCAGCGCTTGCAAGAGCAGCGGGGCATCCAGCAGTCCTATCAGTCGCAGATGGACAAGCTGACGTCTGACTACAACAAGAGCAATAAGGACCGATTCAGCACCGAGCTTTACGACAAGGAGACGGCATCGCTCAAAAGCGCGCTCGATCAGCGCCTGGCGATGCAGCGGCAATATTACGTCGATGTGGACCGGGCTCAGAGCGATTGGACCAACGGCGCGTCATCGGCTTATCAGGATTACCTGCAAAGCGCCAGAGACGTCGCTGGGCAGACTAAGAGCCTGTTTTCCAATGCCTTCAGCGGCATGGAAGACGCACTGGTCAGCTTTGCGATGACGGGCAAAGCGTCTTTCGGCGATTTCGCAAAATCCGTAATCGCCGACCTTGTGCGGATCGAGGCTAGACAGGCGGCATCGTCTGGGCTCAGCGCCTTGTTCAGCATCGCTTCAACGGCGGCAAGTGCTTATTTCGGCGGTGCTTCCGCAGGTACCGGGGCAGTGGCGTCTGACTACTCGGGCGCGGCTTATCAAGCGTGGATGTCCTCGCAGCACTGGGATGGCGGCTACACCGGCGACGGCGGTAAGTACGAGCCGAAGGGCGTCGTCCACGGCGGCGAGGTGGTGATCCGGAAGGAAGTGGTCCAGCAACCGGGAATGCGCGCGTACCTGGAGCAGCTGAACAAGTCTGGGAAGCCAGGCTACGCCGATGGCGGGTATGTAGGGCTGACGTCGGGCGGGCCTGCGGTTACTAGCGCGCCCAATGCCGGCGGACCGGTCGTAATTCAACAGAATTTCACAGTACCAGAGGCAAGCAACGACGCTTCAGGGAAGGACATGCAAGCTGTCACCAAAGCCTACGCAGAAACGGCCAAGCGAGGAGCGCAGCAGGCGATTGCCGAAGAGCTTCGAACCGGTGGCACGATTTGGAGAGCCATAAATGGCCGTTGAAACCTTCACCTGGTGCGCAAGCCTCGGCGCATCGAGCACGCCGGAGTATCGCAATCGATCCAGTAAATTCGGCAATGGGTATGAGCAAGTAGTAGGCGACGGCCCCAACAACAAAGTCGACTCGTGGGCTCTGACCTTCGTCGTGCGCGAGGCTGTGGCGCTTGAGATAAAAGACTTTCTGGATCGGCACGCTGGGTTCAGGTCGTTCTTTTGGACGCCACCGCTGGGGGAGATGAGTTTCTTTCGGGCGTCAGCCCCAGCGGTGTCTGCCAACGGTGCGGGCTTCTACACTCTGACGAGCACGTTCACGCAATCATTCCTTCCATAGGACTCAAATGCCACTTATCAAAGATCTCCAGGCGCTCGAGCCTGGCAGTGAAGTGCTGCTCTTCGAACTGGATGGCAGTGATTACGGAGCGGACGTGTTGCGGTTTCATGGTCATTCCATTCCGTACACGCCGGCCGAGTTGGTCGCTGCCGGCGCTGATGCTGAGCAGTTGCCTGCAAAGCCGATTTGGTGGCAGGGGGAAGAGTACGGTGCTTGGCCGATGCAGATCGACGGTATCCAGGCGAATGGGGATGGCACTGCGGTTCGCCCGAGCCTGTCCGTCGGTAACGTCAACGGCAGAATTACGGCGCTGTGCCTGGCCTTTGATGACCTGCTGCAGTTCAAGCTGACTATGCGGCACACGCTGGCCCGCTATATCGATGCTCAGAATTTCCCCGACGGCAACCCCGAGGCCGATCCGACCCAGGAATCGATCGAGGTCTGGTACGTCGATCAGAAAACGAACGAGGACGGCGAAACCGTTTCATGGGAGCTGGCCAGCCCAGGTGATGTGGGCGGCGAATCCATCGGGCGGCAGATGACTACTCTTTGCCACTGGTGCCTCACCGGTGGATATCGTGGTCCGAATTGCGGCTACACCGGGCCGTACTTCGACAAGGATGGAAACCCAACTGCAAACCCTGAGCTGGACGAGTGCAACGGCCTGCTGACCAGTGGTTGCGAACCCCGCTGGGGGGCCGGCAACGAACTTCCGTTCGGCGGATTCCCGGCCGTATCGCTGATCGCACGGAGCTGACATGCGCAAATACATCCTTAAATCTGTACAGGCGCATGCCGCAGCCGAATACCCGCGCGAGTGCTGCGGCGTTCTGGTTGCGGTTGGGCGCAAGCACCAGTACATCCCCTGTCAGAACACAGCGACCGAGCCGAACGAAGAGTTCCGAATCGCGCCGGAGGAATACGCGGTGGCTGAGGAAGTCGGCGAGGTGATCGGCATCGTACACTCGCACCCTGACGCAACAAGCCGGCCATCTCCGCGAGATCTCGCCATGTGCGAGGCGACTGAGTTGCCATGGCACATTATTAGTTGGCCTGAGGGTGATCTGCGAACGATCGTGCCCACCGGACATACGCCACTGCTGGGCCGGCCCTTCGTGCATGGTGCCTGGGACTGCTGGCAGGTTTGCGCTGACTGGTATAAACGAGAGTGGGGGCTGGATTTCGACGCGTTCAAGCGCGAGGACGGTTGGTGGGAGCAGGCTGAAGGCCCGAGTCTGTACGAGCAGGCTTATGAGGCGGCCGGGTTTGAACGGGTAGGCACCCCACGGCGCGGCGACATGATCGTCATGGAAATTGGACGAACAAAACATCCAAACCACGCCGGGATTTACCTCGGTTCAGACCCCAAGCTACCGGCCGAGCCGACCGCTGTGCATGGCGCGGGGCCTTTCCTGCTTCATCACATCTACGGCAAGCCCTCCGAGATCATCGTGTTCGGAGGCCCTTGGCATGACCGGACCCGGCTGATACTTCGCCACCGCGATGCGCAGTGATACCCTCGGGGCTTTCTATGTGAGGGATCATCATGCGAATTCTGATAGGGGCTCTGGCAGTTGCCTTCCTAGCCGGTTGTGTAGGCCCAGGCGATCTTGCGGAGAACAAGCCAAGCATTGCCACGACTACTCAAAAAGACCCAAAGCGCTACGCGCTATGCGTCTTTCCAAAATGGCAGAACGCGCGGACCGACGCTTCAATGTCCGAGACTGCAAACGGATATCGGCTTCTCATAGCCAGCAATAACATGGCTGACGAGATGCTAGACGTCGTCAAAACCGCTCAAGGAAGTTCGGTGGTACTGCAACAGCGCATGGCGTGGTCAATGATGCCAGGGAGGAGCGCTGTGGAGTCGGCGGTCAGGTCCTGCCTATAACCAATATACTAAGCCGCCTCAAGGCGGTTTTTTAATGCCCGGAGCTAACATGACTGCAACAGCCGCTCACTTCGATCCTGTCACTACAATAATTCTCACAGGCCTGCTTGGAAAAAAGTTCGGGAAGGTCCATAGACGGCAGCTGGACAGCGGCAGGTCGTGGGAAGCTCTCAAGGCACTGAACTGCACGATTCCTGGGTTCAAAGAGGAAATTAAGCGGCTCGCCCAGCTTGGGATGAGGTTCGCTGTCTTTCGTAACGGCCGTAACGTTGGTGTTGATGGGTTGGAGATGGGCGGTACTCGTGAGCTAAAAATCGCGCCGGTGCTGCAGGGCAGCAAGCGCGCTGGAATTCTACAGACCGTACTTGGAGCGGTACTTCTTGTCGCCAGCATCTGGTTTCCGTCACTGGCTCCGGCGGGTATCGCGCTTCTTGCCGGCGGTGTCATGCAAATGCTCAGCCCTCAGTCGTCAGGCTTGAAGCAGAGCGCCGCGCCCGAGAACATGCCGTCCTATGCCTTCGGCTCTGCCAAGAACACGACTGCCAGCGGCAACCCCGTGCCGATCTGCATTGGCCGGCGCCGGTGGGGCGGGGCGATCATCTCAGCATCGATCTACGCCGAAGACAAAACCTGATTCTGAACTGGACGACCTGACCGCCGATTGGCGGTTTTTTTATGCCTGGAGAAAAGTATGGGCGCAGCTGAACATATCGACATCCGTGGCGCCAAAGGCGGCAGCAGCAGTCCGAAAACTCCAACCGAGGCTGTGGATAGCCTCCGCTCGACCAACCTGGCAAAGCTCCTGATCGCAGTAGGCGAGGGAGAGTTTGATGGTGTGCCAACCGCAGCCAACATCTACCTGGACAACACTCCTATTAATGACGCGAGCGGGAACGTCAACTTTCCGAACGTGAAGTGGGAGTGGCGCAACGGCGCGGTTGATCAGGCTTATATCCCGGGCATTCCATCGGTTGAAAACGAAACGACGGTTAATGTGGAGCTGCGCAGCGACAGCTCGTGGGTGCGCTCGCTCACTAATACCCAACTGTCGGCCGTGCGCCTGCGTTTTGCCTGGGCGGCGCTCCAGCGCCAAGATGACAGCGGCAACGTGGGCGGCTACCGCATCGAGTACGCCGTTGACGTTTCCACGGATGGCGGTGCTTATCAGCAGGTGCTCGCCGAGGCTGTGGACGGTAAGACGACGACTCGCTACGAGCGCTCGCGCCGTATCGATCTGCCTGCTGCTACAACCGGGTGGCAGATCCGCGTGCGCCGCATCACTCCGAATCAGAACACCAACAAAATCGCCGACACGATGTTGATCGCGGGCTACACCGAAGTCATCGATGCGAAGCTGCGCTACCCAAATACCGCGCTGCTCTACATCGAGTTCGATGCCGAGCAGTTCACCAATATTCCGGCCGTTACGGTCGACTGCAACGGCCGCAAGTGGCAGGTGCCAAGCAACTATGATCCTGTCGCGCGCACGTACAGCGGCGTTTGGGACGGCACCTTCAAGTCTGCGTGGACGAACAACCCGGCGTGGGTGACGTTCGGCATCTGCACCGTTGACCGGTTCGGCCTGGGCAAGCGCATCAAGCCGTTCATGGTGGACAAGTGGGAGCTTTACCGCATTGCGCAGTACTGCGACCAGATGGTGCCGGACGGCGTCGGCGGGCAGGAGCCGCGCTTCCTGTGTGACATGAACCTGCAGGGTAAAGCCGAGGCGTGGACGCTGCTGCGCGATATCTCCGCTATCTACAGAGGCATGACGTACTGGGCCGAAGGTCAAATCGTGATGCAGGCAGACATGCCGCGCGCGCAGGATTTCGACTACGTCTTCACCCGAGCCAACGTGATTGACGGCAAGTTCTCCTATGGCAGCGCCTCGTCGCAGACCCGGTACACCCGTGCAATCGTCAGCTTCGACAATCCGGCCAACAATTACGACACCGACGTCACCGCGTACGCCGATCCCGTGCTGCAACGCAGGTTCGGCGACAAGCCGGTAGAGATCAGCGCAATCGGCTGCACCCGCGCGTCTGAGGCTCAGCGCCGTGGCAAATGGGTGGTGATGAGCAACAACCAGGACCGGACCGTTACGTTCAAGACTGGCATGGAAGGCGAGATCCCTTTACCTGGCTACATCATCCCGATCGCGGACTCGCTGCTTGCCGGGCGCGAGATCGGCGGGCGCATCACGACCGCCGCTGACCGTGTCGTGACGCTGGACCGTGACACCCTGGCGAAGGCTGGCGACCGACTGATCATCAACCTGCCCAGCGGCAAAGCTGAAGGCCGAACAGTGCAGTCCGTGGCTGGCCGCTCCGTCACCGTGACCGCTGCTTACAGCGAAGCACCGACCCCGCAGTTGCAATGGGCGCTCGATGCCGATGACTTGGCGATACCGCTTTATCGTGTGCTGAGCAGAAAACGCACAACCGAAGGCGACTACGAGATTGCCGCGCTGCAGTTCGAGCCGGGCAAATATGCTTTCATCGACACCGGGGCGAAGCTGGAAGAGCGTCCAATCAGCGTCATCCC